TTACCTCAAACTGATTCGGTCTTGCGCCACCGCCGCCTAATTTACTTTTAAATGTTGATATATCCATTTGGATCTCCTATTAAGCGCCAACTTCTTCGAAAGAAATACCGCTTCTTGTTGCTATGAAATTTAACTGAATAAAATTAATAGCTCTTGATGGTTTAATGAAAATATCTGCAGTAAATTCATTTCTGTCTATGACTGCGGGAGTATTATTAGTTTCATCGCAAACTACTTTAAATTCTGTTATGCCTCTGCGACCTTGTACATCTCTTAAGAATGGTTCTACAATATTCTTAAATTGATTTCTTGTAAATGGATCGTTGAATTCGAATAACTGAAATTTTGCTGCAGTTGCAATAGACTTCTCAAGAACAATAAACAACCTGCGAACATTAATTCTATCGAATGCACTTGGTCTTGATAGAAGAGTTTTATCTCCAAACAATAATGTGCCCTGGCCTGGGAATGTTACTACAGGATTAACACCGCTCTTGTATAGTGTGTCTCTATCTGTTTTAGTAGGAGAATAAGCCAATTTAACTAAATTCTTAATTACGCCTCTATTGTAACCTGCAGGGGAGAACCAGGGATCAGATATTAGATCTGTTCTTACTGCAAGACCAGCAATGTCGCCGTTTAGAGGAACATATCTGTACTTGTCGTTATATCGGTCATACTGATATTTCCAACCAGTATCTAGAACTGCATAAGATGAAGATGTTAATTGATTTCTATAAGTAACAATCTTATCTGCTTGCCCTGTGGTGTTAACAACATCCACATAAGGAGGGGAAGCAAACACTACAGCGTCTCTTCTTGATTCAGCAATAGCAATCGCGGCATTAACAGCAGATACTGCAGTTGTTGGACCCATCGGAATTAAACCAACATCATACAATTCGTCATTTGAAAATAATGCATATCCTGTTGAAATATTTCCTGTTGAAACGCTATCTCCTGAAACGCCGCCGGTTAGTGTGGTTGTTATGTTTGCCGTTAAATTTCCAAATGCTGTTGATTTTGCTGCAGCTCCCCAGTTTGTAACATTGGGTTGTGAAGTCGCGTTGAATTGCGGATGATCTAAAGACCAAATATATTCAGATTGATTATTAATTACATTCTTATAATAGTTGGTTGAGCCGTCGCTATTCTTAGCATCAGATGCCTTGGATACATATGCATATTTTTCTAAGATTGTACCCGCAGTTCCCGACCAAGATCCATCCACGTCTATAACTAAAATATGTAGTTCATCGTTAGAACCAGATTTTTCGCTAACATACGCAGATGTACCAGGAGTGCCATTAAATTGTGACCGATATAACCATGTACTATAGGTTGCGGAATCCGCCATAGAAACTCTAATAGAATTTCCTAAAGCACCAGGATATTTTGCAGCAAATTCTCCAAATGTCAAACCGCTTGAGGAATAGTTTAAAACAAAATTCTCACTATTTGTTATAACAGGAGGATTTAAAGATATATTCATGCGAAGGTTAAGTAGTTCTATATCGTTAGAAAAGATAGAAGCTATATTTGCATTTGCTGTATATCCTAACCCCGGATTTGTTATAGTAACAGCCTGTAAAGGATATTTAACTATTGCATTTGCTGCGACATTTGCAGTAACGTAATTTAAATCCGCTGCCGCGGCATCAATTTGTACGGAAGGTGTACCTACATAACCATATCCATTTGCAGTCAAAGTTAATGTACTAACAAATGCACTAATACGAGCTTGAACCGCAGCATTTGTGCCGCCCAATAAATTATTTCTATTAATTATTACGGAAGGTATTGTAGCATATCCAGCAACACCGGGATTGTCTATAGTAATACTATTTATGTAACCATAAGCAACGTTTGCAACCACAATTGCATTAGTCCCAACGTTTGCGCTGTTTCTATTAATTGTTACGTTCGGTGCACCTATATAACCATTGCCCTGTGTTACTACTGTTACGCCGGTAATGTTGCCATTAGTAATAACTAAATTTGCTGTGGCATGTACACCGGTAGCATCAATATTACCAGAAAATACGATATTTGCATTAGCATCATAATTAGATCCAATAACAGAAATATTGGCGTCTCTCATCTTAAATCTTACTACTAGATTTGCTCGTGCAGATGTTGAAAATTGATTTTCTATTATAATATTTGATGAAGTAGTATAATTGTTGCCCCCATCTAATACAAATATATTAGATATTTGTCCACTTGATAGTATCGCAGTTGCAGTTGCAGTACTTGTAGGAGAACCACCAATAAAGGTAACGGTAGGTGCGGTATTATATCCAAACCCAGTATTTGTTACTGTTAAACTTACTACTTTTCCATTGCTAGTATTTAAAACCACATTGCCTCTTGCTCTAGCAATAAGACCTAAATTTGGGTTATCATCATAATGATATATATCTTTATCAAAAAAGACAACTAAATTTGCAGTAGAGGTAAAATATATTTGGTCGGTTGTATTATTCGCAGGAATGTTAACACCCGTAACTGTACCAGAGGGTCTAGAAACAGCGTTTCTAGCAACGCCTTTATCTACAACGCGGATTACTTTTAAATTGTTACCATACGATAAGAAATTTGCAGCAGTAAAGAAATATCCTGCAGTAGTATCATTTGGTTTACCAAAAGCAGTAACTAAATTTGTTTCTGAATCTACAGTTGTTACTTCTTCTACAGGCCCCCATTGGAATGCGCCTGCAAACCCCCCAGATGTGGTTGCAACTGTTGGAACAATTGTTGTTCGGTCCTGTTCCGTTACTACAACGCCAGGTGAAAGCTGAAATGCCATCGTCTTCTCCTTGATAATTTTATAGATATTTGTCTATATTATGATTTCTATTTATTTATAAGTACTGTCTTTTAGACATTTTCAAGGAATCTTCTTTGAGCTTCTTCAATTTCTTGTGGAGATTTTGATGCCGCATTAAACCAAATTGCATCTGTCATAATTTGAGGTCTTTCTTCTTCAGGAATACCATTTTCTATAATACCAAACGGGGTAAGGTTTTCTTCAATTTGTTTGAATTGTTCCTCATACAAAGCTTTTCTAAGATTAGTGTCGGTTAAGTCTTTAAAGAATAGTTCATTTGTTGCCCATGAAAATAATACCAGACACATTACCAAATCGTCTTGATATCCTTCGTCCGCTTTATGGGATCCCCTAACTTCTATGAATGTGGATATTTCATTAATTATATCGGGATCGTGAATTAGTAGTTTGGTACTTTCCACCAAACTCTTAAAAGAAGTACATCCTAAGCGTTTTACCTGTTTGGTAGTCCTGACACCTAGAGTTGCGCCGGAGGAGAATCCCCCAGATAAATACTGTCCACTCTTACTGTTACTTCCTACGAAAAATACGTTTTCGTATTCTAAATCCATATAAAGCGAATCTGCAACTTGTTGCCCGTTATCGTTTATCTCTATCAAACAATAGGCCTTATTATAATCTTTTGCTACTTTATATATTATATTTGGAAAAAGAAGGGGGCTAATTTTGTTGTTTCTATATTTTGCAACAACTGAATATGGATATGCAGTAATATCAAGAACTGTAAACGCTGAGTAATCTCCACCGACTCCTCGAGAAGTATCAGCTACCAACATGTACACGTGTTCTTCTTCTGGCTCAACAAAAATGTCTAATCCATCCTTAGTATAAACATATGGTTTAACCGACATTTTTCCTATTGTATCAGGATTAATTAACGTATTGGATGAACCTAAGAAATTACATAAAACCTCTTGATTGAACTTAAGTTCACCGAGCATGGCCTTTTGTTCCGCCGCCCACTTTTCATCCCTGCCTGGAATTCTGTTATATGGAATGAACATTGGAACAAATCCATTCAATCCTTGTTCTGCTTCATTCCAGAATTTCCAAAAGTGATTATACCCCAGCGGTGTAGATGTGAGAAGAATCTTTGTGGTAGTACCCGCAGAAATTGTCGGATAAACAGATGTAAAGAATTCCTCTGCAACATTATTTGGAATAATTGCCGCCTCGTCAATATATAACCAATTTACAGATTTACCTCGAATACCCGATGTACTTGTTGCCGCTGTAAATACTTTGGATCCGTTTTCAAGTTCAATATCGCCTTTGTTAAATGTCTTAACACCTTGTTGCATCCATATTGGAAGCATCTCATACATTAATTCATATCGAGATAGAACCTCTCGGGCTGCCGATGATTTATTGGCAAGAATAGCAACTGTCTTATTTTCCTGAAATAATGTATACCATAGGATACATGCTGCAGCTGTAATAGTTTTGCCCTGTTGGCGACCTTCCATCAGAATCACTTTGCGGTTATTTAGAATAATATGTACTTTTTCTTTTTGACAATCGTATAATTTGAATGGGATTAGTCCCCTATCCAATGAAACTATCTGACAATAATTTTCAATAAAGTAAATCGGATCTTGGGAACACTTAATAATTTCCGTAACTTGTTCTTTGGTATACGATATTGTAGTACCAATTTGTTTTAAATTGGGATTACCGTTATACGATATAGGTTTATTGCTCAATTATATTACCGTTATCTTTATGTTGTTTTAATGCTTTAAATAGTTCTGCAGTTGATCCCGCAAACACTACATTATTTTGAGTACCAATCTTTTGTTGCAGATCGTCTGCTTTTAATTCTTTAACTTGTTTTTGTAAATTCAAAAGATCTTTCGACACATCGGACATTGTTTTCATAAATTGACCCGCAACCTCATATGTTCTAGGATGTTCAGAATTTTTGGATAATTCAATAAGATCGTCTAATGTGGTTTCGCCTTTCATTAGAAGTTTTCTCATGGTTTGTCTTGCCAATTGATAATCGTCTTCCTGATCTATTTCCTTGTTAGAATTCATTGCTTCAGGAATAGTAGTTAGTTCCATGGATTTTTCCGTCATGGGATCTAAATTAAATAGATTATTTAGTTGTTCAATATTTTTCATTTAAAAATCTTCAAAGGTACTAAGATATGTTACATTGCCAGCAGGAATAGTATTTGCTAAATCACCAGTTCCTTCCACAATTATTCTAGATTGTTGAGAACTTAGTGCAGCATCTCTAAACGTATTAGTTGTAACCTTATTAATAATGCCCTGTTTATTAACGGGTCCATAAAAGTTTAATTTCATAATAAAACTTAATGTCCACATAATTGCTCGGCGAGTTGTCATATCACCCTCATAATCATCAACAAACCCAATAGAATTTAATATTATGGGAAGGTCATTATTAATATTTAGTTGAGGAATAGCATGAATTGTTAAGTTATAATCTGGATTAAAGTAGGGCAATATTTGTTCTATAATTTGTAAACCGTCATCCTGATTTTTAGCATAGATATAAAGTAATACATTTATGTTATATGGAGTGGGCGCATACTGAGCAGAAGCGGATGTAGAACTATTAATGGTTCTACTTTGTTGCATTGGACTAATTTTTCTGTTAGGATCATAATCAAGCGAAACCATTTCAAATCCCATTCTAGGAAGAATGACTTGAAAATTAGTATTATCCACATTGGGCTGTTGTTTAATTTTAGCCAAGAATTTTTGTTGCGGAGAATACGCTAGAGGCACTCGCTGTAGTTGTACTACATTTCCGTCAGCATCTTTGCGTTCAATGGTAATATTATTAAACATATTACCAAAAGCAACAATTGATTTGCGTATGGTACCCCAGTAAAATCTTTGATCTAACATTATTGGAATACCTCACCAAAAGGATTTCTTTCAGAAAAATCTAGCACATCTCTTCCTTCGTCAGTAAATGCTTCGTTCTGAGCGCCAATTTGAACATGCCCATCAGCAGATAAACTATAATTTTCTAGTATAATCGGAGTCAATGCATTTACTTCAAATAATAAAGCATCACCTGTTTCCAATAATAATTGATGATCTTCAACATCGAGAGTAGCCTCCGCGGTTAAACTATCAATTTCATAAACACCTGTATTGAATCTTTCATTGGAAAATTGATATAATTCACACATCATTTTAAAGACGTATAATTTGCCAACCTGATAAAAAGGTTCCTTGCCCTCAACCTTGCGTATTTCAAAAAACGATTTAGATTTTGGAAAAAATATTATATCACCTTCTGCTGGGCGAGGAAGAATAGTTACATTCTGAGAACCAATTACATCTGTCCATCTTTTTCTTGAAACTATAAAAGTACCGGTGTCTCGAATTTCTAAACCAAACTTAGACATCAATTCGCCGTCGCCCTCAAACCCCATAGTATTTTCCAAATACATTTCAATAGGATAGGCATAATCAAACGTGTTCAAATAATCTTCAGATAAAATAGAATCCAAACTGTTAGATTTACGTGGTAAGTAATAGACCTCAAAGCCATAAATCTTCATGGATTCGATCATCAAGTCTTCGTACAGATTCTGTTCAGAAGACCTACCTATCGT